AACCTGCGTAACGCGCAAACATGACCCACTGCTTTTCTTTGCACCATGGGCCAGACGGGAACTTTTCAGTGTCTTTGTATGCCAAAGGACCGACTTTAAGGACATAACCTACCTGCGTAGAGATATTGCTTTTTTCTTGGACTTCGCTGGGGATAAAAATACCGCCAGCAGTCTTAGCTTTACCTTGGTAGGGTAGGATAAGAATACGCCAGCCCGTAGGGTCCGGCATTCTTTCGAGAAGACTTGCACCAATAGCTTCAGGATTGAGCCTTGGCTTTTCGACGTATGCGTCGGCGAGGTTAGGTTTGTCGCCTGTTTCCTCGTTGGTTTGTGCTAATGCGGCTACGCCTTCTGCGGCGGCAGCCAAATCAATTTTTGCTGATTCAGTCATCTGATCGCTCCTGTTTATCTAGCAGGCCCTTGAGTTCCTGTTCCACGTGATTTAGACATTCTAGGTTGCCCATAAGCTCACGATAATGCTCCATTGACTTCACGTTTCCGTTAATCATGAAGTCCTGACAGCCTTGGCGACGGTCTCGGATAATCCGGAATACCGCTTCGGCTATAGCTATTTCATCCATTCAACCCTCGCATATTATCGAACAATGTCCGATATTATCTTAGCACGTCTTATATCGCTAAGACAATTCAAAATGCGGGGCGTCAATAAATGGACGACGACCCTGCGAACGCCGCAAATCGACGTAAGCATTCATAGCTTCTTCCATGGTGCCGTCCCAATCCCGGATGTCCGGAATGTGCCAAGCAGCACCCCAACGTACACCAACGCCCGCGACTTGCGCCCCTTCTTTCATAGCGTCAGCAATCTCGTCATAAATGTTGAGTTCCCACGATCCACGAGAGCCAATGTAGGCCATAAGGTCCACGGCATACCCGTCAATGTGCTTAGATTTCAGCGTTTTGCTTGCGCCTTTTGCAACAAGCTCACGCTGTTCCTCGATACTACGCAGACCACAAATGACTCCAAAATCAATCTTGGTAACCGCAATGGCGTAATCAACGACCGCGATAAGCCCGGCATCTACGCCTTCCAGCTTGTCTCGGCTACGTTGCGACAACTTAAACGTCATTTGGTAAGTCCTTTCGATTTTTCAAAGGTGCGCAAGCCACCTAACCCCAGCATACCTAGCAAGACAGTCATCAAGCTGTCCATATCAAACGCTGGTAGCTCAGGTGCTGCCATCCCGGCATAAGCAAACCCAAAGGTAATCATAGGAACTAAAACAAAGTGCCAGATCATGGCAAACGAAAGCCCCCACCCCAAAAAGGGTCGCCAGCCCGCCACAAAAATAGATCGGTGCTGGGCTTCCATTTTATTGATTTCTAACTGACCCATGTTGGCTTCATGGGCATGTTTCTCTGCCATTGTCGCAATCTCGTGCGCCAAGGCAGCTTTTTGGTCTTTATCTTCTATAAACTTATCAAGAAGACCGGTAACCGGGCCGATTAATGCTTGTAACATAGGAACCTCCTGAGATTTCCCGCATTTAATCTTATACCGGATTTTTTATTCTATAAAGAGCTATTTTCTGCTCATGTAGGCGGAGGCGCCAAAATAGAAGCCCACAACGGACGCTTGGGCAATGTAAAACAACCCTAGAAGGTCACCTAACGCGTTAACCCGGCTTTCTGGGACATACGGTGTAAAAAGGACAACAGTGAACAAAACAACGCTTGCTAAAGCTACCCACGCCATACGTTTTTGTGCTTCAGCCTTCTCTTCCCGCAACTCAAGCTCAAGCATGTCTTGACTGCGCTTAATCTCTTGGTCGTCTACAACCCCATCGTCATTCAAATCAAATGCCTCATACTTGTTACCAGCTCTTACCATAACACACCGTCCCGTAGCCACTTAAGCCAAAAAACCATGCCGATAAGACCCGATATGAAAATAATTGCGGCAAGAAGATAACCCGCATATTCCCACCTTTTTTCTTTACGTTTCTTTTCTTCGAGGGCTTGTTGTCTGCGCTGCTTACGAGCTTCGGCTTGATAACGAATCCAATCGTCATGCAACCCGGGTCGCCCGTAGAGCTTCATCATGGAGGTGAGGTCTTTTTCAATCTGCTTGATTTTCTCAAGCGCCATGAACTCTTCAAAGTCGTTTTCGGTTTTACCACCGAGGATAGATAAAACGCTTTTCTTTTTCTTTTCGCCGCGCTTTTGCAGCTCTTCTTTTGCTCCGACCATTTGGCCAATTGCGCCCATGGCATCGCTTAAGTCTCTGCCATTAGCTACAAATTGTTTAACAACGGAAAAACCCGCGTTAAATGCGGCAAGCTCTGCAATCAAAACGGTTGCCCCCTACGATACATCTTACAAAACAATGTATCATAGGGTTAACTTTTTAAAAAGTTAAATCATCCGCCGCCAGCCAAAGACCCGATACCTTGTTGAGTTTCAGGTCTCTGGAAAGGATTGGTGGAAGGCGCTTGAACAGGTGGGGCACCGGTTAAGCCATACTGCGTAGCCGCTGAGACGTTTCCAGCCAGCGTAGGATCGCGATTAACTGTTAAGTTTTGGATAGCTTCAACAGTGGGTCGTACCGTAGGTGCGGTGTATCCGCCAATACCCGGGATGTTTACCGTACCCCCGCCGATAGCACCTAAGTCAATAGTGCCCCCGGGAATGTTAGCAAGACCACCACCAGCAATGAAAGCATCATACGCTTCGCGTTGCTCGTCGGTCATGTTTTCATACCAATCCTGACCAGCATTTGGATTAGTAGACGCATTGGTTGTTGCATTAGCCGCGGCACCTGCGCCCGGAATTACACCGGCGGCGTCTTGTTGTCCGTCGGTAAAGCCATAGGAATCGTCAATAAGGCTAAAGGAACCGCTGCCTATTGCAGCATCAATTGCGGCTTGCTGCTCGGGAGTTAAAGTAAACCCGCCAGCCTCGGGTTGAAACGAAGAAACGGTGGGCGTGGGCTCAGTTAACAACGTGTCACCCAAGGTTAAACCGGCATCAAGATTAGGGGTAAAAGTAGAAGCCCCACCCGTAGCAGGTGTTTCAATTCCAGCCTCCGCTAAAGCGTTTTGAATGATTACAGGGTCCACCATTGGGATGCCCTCGGAATCAAACTCCATGCCGCTAAAGTCTGTAAAACTTGGATTAAATTGACTGCCGTCGGGCATTGGAATGCCTGCTTCCACAGCCTCTGCTCGGGTGTTTACTGACGGCGTACTCATCGGACCTGCTGCAATACCGGCAGGTAATGGACCATCTCGTGGTTCAAGCGCATTAAAGCCCATTTGTTCAGAAGGGCTAAACGGTGGAGTTACCGGCGCAGTAAAATCATCCGGTGCTAGTGTTTCAATACCTACCGCAGGCTCAGGTGCTGGTTCTGATACCCGGTTACTAGGCGCTGTTTGAACAGTCGGAACAAGAGGAGAAGGCTCAGGCGTTAGCGTTGGAACAGGCGGCGGTGTCGGTGCTGCCGCAGGCATTGAAGGCACGTTTATATTAGAAAGATCAAGGTTAGAAAGATCAATATTAGAAAGATCAATCGGAGGTATTGTCGCTGGCGCTGGTGGCGGTGCCACGGGAGTAGGCGCTGGCTCTGACACCCGGTTACTTGGCGCTGTTTGCACAGTCGGAACAATTGGCGGAGGCGCTGGCGTTGGAACAGGCGCTGGCGGCGGTGCCACGGGAACAGGCGGTGTCGGAGGCGGCGTTACCGGAACAGGTGCTGGTGCGGGCTCTACAACAGGTGTCGGAGGCGGTGCTACCGGAACCGGTGGTACATTCGGCAACTCCATAATCGGTGGAGTTGTCGGCAGTGGCTTGACCGGTGGCATAGGCTCCACTTGTGGCAGCGGTACAGGTGTAGGAACTGGTGCTGGAACGGGAGCAGGCTGTGCAACCGGAGGCGGTACAGGAGCCGGTAAAGGCATTTGCGGCAAGCCGGGCAGACCAGATAAATCAATGTTAGATAGATCAGGCAAACCAGAAATATTAGGTAACGGCGCTACCGGAGCAGGCATCGGTGCAGGCTCAACGCTAGGAAGCGGAGCCGGTGGCGGCGCAATCGGAGTAGGGGCCGGAGCTTTTACTTGCGGCGCGGGTTTAATTGGCATAGGCGCGAACCGCGGCTCTAACGCGCCACGTCCCATAAACCTAGTAAAGTCCACCATCTAAAATACTCCTTGAAACCTTTGAGGCCGAGCTATCGGGCTAAACCCTTTAACAACACCGCCCCTTGCCATGCGCTTGGCCTTGGTCTCGCCAGCTTTAGACAAAGCAATAGCCACCGCTTGGTTCTGTTCATAACCTTCGTCACGCAGCTTACTGATGTTGCTGCTAATCGTTTTTTGGCTTTTGCCTTTCTTGAGCGGCATGTCAGCAGCCCATGTAATCCGTGCCCTTGATAGCGGCTCCCGCTCCACGGACTTTCATCTTACGAGGCTTGTCGCCAGCCATAGGCGCAGGTGCAGTCTTGCCATACGGCACACGGCCCTGACCTTTAATGTCTGCATACTCGACCGCCTTCGGCGCGTCCTTGGGTGCAGAACCCATGTATTTTACTTTACCTTTCATACTAACCTCCGGGTCTAATGAATACGTCTTGTGTCGGCCTAGAGTACATAAGATACCCGTCAAAAACGCGGTCTTGCATCGAACCTAAGCCTTGTTGAACAGGGGGAACATACGCGCCACCCTCGGGGGCACGTACCGTCAAATCATACGTGTTTGCTTCAGGCGGGATGTACCCCATTCCCTGCGCAAAAGCGCTCGCTACATCGCCCATTCCCAAATTGTAGTCAGGCGCGGGAGCCGTAGGTTGACGATCCGGTAATTGGTAAAACTCATCGTAAGTGGGTGCCGCTTGATACGATGGAACTGCGGGCGGTTGATACGTCGTTGTAGTCGGCGCAGCCGGTTGACCACCTCCAGCACCTTGAGCTTGTCCTTCCGCTAAAGCAGCCAAAGCTTGTTGCGTAGCAAGATCATGACCGGCTTGACTAAAATCAATGTCCGGGTTTTCGGCATGGATTTGTGCTTGCCGCGCCCTTGATGCAGCGATGGAAGCTTCAGCAGCTTCTCTAATACGCTGGTTTTCTTCCATTTGAGCCAACTGCTCGGGAGTATAAGTAGGCGTCGTGTCTGGTCTAGGCGGAAGCGCCATACCTACCGGACCGCCGCTTTGATAAGCATAAGTTAGGCTTTTGCTCATCATTGCTGGGGCCCTCCTTGGTTCTTCAATAGCTCACGCTGCATAGCGGCGTCGATACGAGCTTGTGTCTGACGCTCTTGCGATGCCAAACGCTGGTCGAACTGGTTCGAGCGCATTTGCTGATTCTGTGCGTCCAACTGTACTTTGGCTTGGTCGATCTGCTGATCCGCTTGATCGGACTGCGCCCTGATCTGAAGCTCCTGCTCCTTGAGCTGCACAAGTGGGTCCGGGGCCCCCGCGCCAGATAGCTGACCCGATAGCTCCTTCACTTGCTGCAAGCCTTCCGCAACAAACTGCGCCGTCAGACGTTCGATTTCCAACATCTCTTCGTCCGAAGCAGCCTGTCCGGTTTGCTGGACTTGTTGCAGGTAAGCCACAGCCGCTTGTTCGCGGGCCGCGATCTGTACATGCTCCATCACGTGCTTCTGCAATTCCATCGCGACCGGTGGCATTGCTGCGACCATTTGTCCCGATCCGAACACCAAGTGCGCCATGATGTGCGCCTGATGGTTCTGACCCTCAAACGCCTTCAGCGGCAACATATCCAATGCGTTAATGTTCTCTTGCGCCGGATCAATAGGCTCTGCCTCTTCAGCAGGCACAGACTTCATAATCCGATCCACATCAGTCACGCCCAAGGCTTCGTACATATCCTTGAACACTTCGTGCATGTTGTGGATTTCTGGTGCTTGGGCCGCGAGCTGTAGTTTAGTCTGTGCCAGCATGATCCGCTGAGACTGACTGAATGCGTTAGGGTTACTTACAGGAACCACATCCACACGGTCGTCAAAGTCAGACGCCATGATCGTCTGGTCGCCGCCCGCAACCGAGTACGGATACTCCTGCGGCAAGCTCTCACTCATCACGCGAGCAAGAATCTTAAACTCCTGACGCATCGCGTAGTGCAGGCGCTTGTGTACAGCGCTCATGACCCGCGAGCCTTGTTCCATCATCGCAATAGTCGTGCCAACAGCAGCCTGCTGGTTACCGTCACCGACCTTAAGGTCCGTGATCGTCGCAAAGCGCTGACCGGCCTGTACCACAAAGCCCAACAGATTAAAGAGTGTCTGGTCTGGGCCTTTGAAAGGCAGCGGCATAAGGCTATCTCGGATAGCCCCACCCGGTGCGTCCACGTCGCGGAACTCACCCGGCTGCAACGGGTCATCGTCGTCCCTGATCCGTAGTCCGCGGGCCTTGAAGCCTGCTGGGAGATTGGACAACGTACCGGCGTCGATTAATTGTCGCAGTGCCGCTGTGGCGGTCCGAGACAGACCACCAATCGTGTGAATAAGACCTAGCCCATAGAACCCAAATCCGGGGAGGAACTTGAAATGGGTGAAGTAGGCAATTTTCTTCTTGAGCGGGTCTTCTTCACGATAGTTGCGTCTAATGGACAGGATTTGTC